AATATGGAGATAAAGAATATGTTTTCCGCAAAAGCATAGAAGCGGATATACAACCATTATCTAATGAATCAAGTATGCAGATATTCGGTAAAATACTGCAGGATACTTATAACTTGTATATTTCTATTCACTCACAATTAAATGATACCGACCATCTCTTAATACATAATGAATGTTACGAAGTAATAGGCAGTATTGAGGAATGGAATCACATTCTTAACTTTAAAAAAGTTGTGATAAGGAAATTAAGGAAAAAATGAAGTGTGTAAATATGTTATTTGGAATGGATATTAGTTTTAATCCATCATACTATAAAAAATTAGGTTTGAAAGGTAAAGGTTTCCAACAACCTTTAGAAAATACTTTAGACCATGGTTTGCATGATGCAGAAACAATTATTAAACGAGAAGTTCCAAGACCTGGACATTCCAGGTCCACTACTGGTTATAAACCAACTGGTAATCTTCAAAGAGGCATTAGTAAAAATAAACCTAACCCTTTAAAAGGGGAGTTGCATTCTAAAGCACCGTACTGGGTTTATGTCCAGTGGGGTACTTGTAAAATGCCTGCAAATCCCTTTGTAACTCGTACAGCCAATCAAGTCGCACCATTATTTAAACAATATTTTCATGAAGAATTAAGTAAAGCTGGATTGTTAAAATGACTTTAATGGAAAATGCTTTTTATAACTTATTAAACAAGCAAATACAATATGAGTCGATTGTACCTATAATAAAAGGTTATGCTGAAATAGATTCCACACCATGCATCACCATACAAACCGCTGATGAAACATTTGTTAAAAGAAGATATGTTGAAATAGACAACATTCAACATATCCAGAAACAATATCAAACCGATGTGTGGATTAATATTTGGTGTAACTCAAATAAACAAAGAATTAACATTATACAACAAGTACAAAACAGGATATTGCAAGCTGAAGCTAATCATTATTCAACTTGCAAAAATTATAATATGCAAGATAAATCTTGCGAAGTTTTAAATGATACTTGTAAAGCATTAACTAAAAATAAGCATAGAGCACATAAAAACCAATGTCCTAATCTTGATATTTACAATTCTTTTTTTAAACATTATCATATTATTAAAAACACTTTTTCCATCAACAGTATAACGGATTTAGATGAATTAAACATTCATGAACCAGTATTACGTTCAATTTTAAAGTTAAAAATGAATTACTATTCTTATTATAAGATTGGTGGAGAAGTATATACTCAATTAGAAATTGATGAGGAATTATTATGACAATTAAAAACGAATCAAAAAATAAAAATAATAAAACTAGTACTGCTACACCTAAAGAAATCTTGTACGAAGCAGTACAAAAAAATCCAACCCGTAATTATATTATTATGGGTGCTTTAACTCAAGCAGGATTATACAATCAGTACAAACAAGAAGAAACTATCTATGGTGTTGAAAACATTAAACCATCAATCACCACTAATGAATTGAATAAAATAATTAAAAATTATATTGGAGAATAGAAACTATGAGCATAAATGAAACTCCAAAAGTAAGATACTTTGAATCTGTCAGTAACCCAATATTATCTGGAGTAGGTGCAGAAATACCATGTTTCATTGGAATAACTGGTAATGCCACACCTAAAACTGGTATACAGAAATTTAAAAACTTCCAACAAGTCTACAAAACTGTAGAAAATGGAGGTATTGGTACTGACTTAGAAAACAATCAATTATTAATTACAGTCAATGACTTTTTTAAAGAAATAAAAAAATCCAATAGTGATGATATAACTGTACCATATATTTACATTATTGATTTAGGAGCTGCAGAAGTAAGCACACCAAAACCTTGGTTAGATGCAATGAATGAAGCTAAAAAGAAAAGAGAAATACAAGTAGAATCTTATGTTGGTTTCAAAAAAGAAGATACTGCAAAAGACATAATCAGTATTATGAATTCTGCAATAGAACTCCTTAAACAAGATTCAGAACATGGAAACCCAAGAATGGCATATTTCACAGTTATTGGTGCAAATGATGAAGAATTAAAAACATATACTGATGATAGTCAAGAAAACTACATTCAAAATACTAGAGCAGTATTAATGCCTGCTGAAGATTTTGGTAAAAATGTAGCTAAAGTTTGCATCACACCATATTATGAAGAACCAGGATATACTGATTTTAGAACTGTCACTCCTGGAAAATATAGTAATAGGACTCGTGAAGAATGTGATGAGTTACAAGCCGCAGGAATCACTTTTATCAATGATGAATTAGCAGCATCTGAAATACACCCAAGAATTAACCTTGCAGTGTCCACAGCTTTTGCAACTACTCCAGATAATCGTCCTAATGATTCATTGGTTCATGCACGTAGAAATGTTGATCAACTGGTAAGGGAAGTTTATGATGCATTATATGTGCAACTCAAAAGAAATGAAACTGAAACTAATCTCAGCTATCTTCAATCAGATATTGATGTGATAGTTGATAGGAAGATAAGTGATGGATATATGATGAATGGTACGGAAATTAAAGTAGTTGAATCTGAAATCAACCCATATGACCTTAAATGTGAAGGTGTAGCAGTACCTGTAAACAGTACTTTACTTATTGGTTTTAGCATGTACATTGAAGCACCTAACGCAACCGTAGGAGGTAATTAAGTATGAGTATAACAATAAATCCTGATGATAACACATATGACCTTGGTGAATTAAGATTAGATAAAGAAATTATTGTTTGTGAAGATTTTAATGTGGAATTCAGTAGTGAATCTGAAACTCGTCCAGCCACTAACAGTCGTGACCCTGTAGGTTACAAAGGAGGTAAAAACGAGTATAAATGGGAAGCTAATGGGGTTTCCCCTGAATTCTTCAGTATGTTGAGGGATTATCAAAGAAACAGGAGAAACTTCCCTATTGGAGTTTTTAATTTTAATGATGATGGTGATTATAAAGAATTGTTCACCTTGTTACATTGTCGTATTGATTCCTGCACACCTACACAGGAAGATGAAGGAATGAGTATTGATGTATCTGGTACGGCATTAAGTGTTAAGGATAAGAAATAATTCTTATCCATATTTTTTTTTAGTTATGGTACGGGTGTATTTAATATAGGTTCGATTCCTAAACATAACAATTTCATAAAAAAATTGAGAAAAAAAGGAGATTTATTATGGTCAGTGAACAAACAACCAAATTTTTATGGGATGTTAAATTCCCAAATGAATGCAAAGAATTACCTTATGATTATTTAACAGAATACGAGCAAATGTTAGTGGATAAATGTGTTAATCATGAAATATTCACCGAACAAGAACAAAAAGAATTAAAACAATTACTACACGATTACAGACCATACTTCAAAAAATACAACACGGAAGTAGCAGAACAAAACATTGAAGCAACACAACAAATCGTGAAAACACAATCACAACTACTTGAATTAATACATGACAAATCACAATATCGTATAGACATGAATTATTATATAAACGGTCAGAGATTCCTATTACAAATGAGGATAAAACCTTACACTGACAAACAATACCTTGAAGGAATGGGTACACAAATGGGATTATTCCGTGATTTAACCCGTGATGAGAAAAAATTAATCGCAAAAGCAGAAACAAAACAACCAATGAGTCCTGAAGAACATAAGATGTATCAGGCATTATCAGATAAAATCATGGAAAAAGCTTATGATTTAGATAACAATTTAAAAATCATCAATGAATTTCTTGCAGACCGTATGGAATTCGTAGATGATCCTGAAAAAACTTTCGAAGAAAACCTCCAATTCTGGGAGCAAATAGATTTAGATACTAAAACAAGTTTATTCCATGAGGTCCGTGGCAGGTTAAAATTAAATGATACTTTCACGGAAGAATTATTTCCACCTGTTAGATAGTTTTATCGGTGAAGTTTATTTCCGTGTTAGTAAACATTTAAGCATTCCTATCAGTGAAGTGATTTATAAAAGGAATGATTTAGATATTATGATGTTAATGCGGAAGTATGGTATGGAAATAAGACACGAGCAAGAGCAAATCAGAGAATTAAACAAACAAAGAAGAAAAAATAATAGGTGGTAAAAAGTATGGCTACTGCTGAAGAAATAATGCTAACATTTTTCGGAAAAGATGAAGTAAGTAATGTTGCAAAAAACATAGATAAAAATGTTCAAAGCATGGGTAGTCGTGCTTTAACTGCCGGAAACGATATTAACTCTGGTTTACTACAGGTAAGTTCTGGTTTAGACAGTATGGTGTCTAAAGTAAATGGTGGGAAAACCGCAATGGACAACATCTTCGGAACAAGTAGTAAAGCAGAAACAAATAGTGTACTATTGAAAATGATGAGTAGTACAAGTGAAGCTGCAAGTAAATTAAATCAGCATGTTGATGATGTTACTAACAGTAGTCTTGTTAGTATGCAAAGTTTAATTCCTGCAATGAATGCTTTCAAAACCGCGACAGGTGCAACAGACCAACAGATTTATGATGCTACAGAAGCAATGGCTGGTTTTGGTGCAAAAGTTTTAGCACAAACTGGAAGTACTGAGTTAGCAGAAACTGCAATGATGGATTTAAGTAAAGGTATTAAAGGAGCTTGTGCAAGTCTTGACCAATATGGAATCACTGTTGATGCTTTAAAAAGTACTGGTTTATGGGATGGTGATGAAAATGATATTGAAGGTTATATGGCGGCAGTACAACAATTAACTGGTGATACTAAAGAGTTAATGGAAACTAATGAAGGTTTAGATAAGCAATTGGAGAAACAGTTCAGTAGTGCTGGTAAAAAATTAGGTAATGAATTCCTACCTGGAATTAAAGATGCTAAAAGAGCATTAATTGATTTGAACAAAGCAAGTGGAGGTACTCTATTCGCAGGAATACTCGGAATTACTGCTGTTGCGGATACGGCTAGTACATGGGGTCAAACTATCACTAATGTAGCTAACGGTGTTAAAAATTTACAGGAAGGTGCGGGTAAATTAAAAGATATTTGGAATGGTGTGACATCTGCAGTTAAAGGTACTGCGGCTGCTGTTGAAGGTGTTGCTGATGCAACTAATACTGTTAGTAATGTGTCAGATATTGCTGCAGGAGGAGCACAAGTAGCTGGTGGAGTAACAGAAAGTAAAGCCAGTATTGGAGCCACAGGTGCGGAAGTAGGATTAAGTGCATTTGATGCATTGAAAAAGGATAATGATAAATATCGTAAAGAGGCAGGAACCTTATTAAAGGATTTGGAAAAAAATGGAGAATTAGGAAACAAAGTACAAAACACTTCCAACAAGGTATACTCAAAAGATTTGTTTAAAAGTCCTGAAGGGATAAAAGGTCAATTTAGTGATGGTTGGGATTCTAGCATTGTTAATAAGATAAAAAATTATTCTAAAAGTCAGGAAGAAATTTCAGATGCATTAGATACTGCTATTGATGGTGTTGATATTGTAGCAGATAAAAGTAAAGATATGAAAAAATCTGGACAAGCAATGGAAGGTTTGGGTGAAGTTGCAGGTATGATACCTGCAGGAGTTGGTGCAGAAGCTGCGGCAGGAGCAACTGAAGCAACAGCAGCAAGTGCAGGATTATCCGGATTGGGAGCAAGCATATCCTCGATGTTAGCACCATTATTAACTATTGCAGCAGTAGTGGCAATAATGATTCCTGTAGTTGTTGCATTAGCTGCAGAAGCATTAATCTTTATAAGAGCATTAGCAGAAGTATTTAAAGCATTAAACTTCGATAAACTGGATTTAAGTGGAGATATTGATGGTTTGAAACAAATAGGTGCTGCAATATGGGAATTATGTAAAGCAATGGCGGCAGTAGTAGCAACTTCATGGTTAACAATGGTTTACCAAGGAATATCTGCAATAATGTTATTTAACGATCCAATTAAAGTTGCTGTTGATGAGTTGAAGAAAACTGCAACATTGGTTAAAGGATTCGCAGACATAACTATTCCTGAAAATGTTCCAAGTAATCTTCAAGCATTAAGCACAAGTCTTGGAGCAGTTGCTAAAGCAATGTGGAGTCTTGAAAGTGTTGGAGTATCAGTATTAGCAGGAAGTGTACTAACCTTAAATGGTTATTTAGGAACCTTATCACAGAACCTTGCAATAGCTAAAAAAGAATTAACAGAATCAGCTAAACAAATCAACAGTATGAGTGACTTGGACACTATTGATGATGGTGTAGCAAGCAAATTAGAAGCTGTAACATCATCTTTAGCAAATGTAGGGAAAGCAATGGGAGCATTATCTGATGTTAATTGGGACATTAACATGGGAAACATTGTAAACCTTGGAGGAGCATTTGGAACAATCACAAGCCACTTGGAAGATGCTAAAGATGAAATCATCAAAGCAGCACCTGTTATCAACCAATTCAGTAGCCTGCCGGATATTGATCAATCTGCAGGTGAGAAACTTAAAAAAGTTTCAGATGGAATTAAAAATGTTGCCGATTCATTGAAAAGTTTAAACAGTTTATCAAGCAGTATGGGTGGAGATAATGGTGCATTAGGAACAATCCTTAAAAAATTACAACTTGGTGAAAGTATCCGTGCAGCTAAATCTGCTTTAACTGACGCTGCAAAACAATTACAAGGTTTAAATGATTTACCTGACATTCCTGATGGTATTAAAACAAAATTGTCCAAAATAGGAAGTACAACTGCAACTGTAATCAATACATTAAAACCTTTAACAAATATTCAGAATATGAATGTGAATAGTGCAAGTATTGCAAGTAAAGTTGCACAAGCAAGATATGCGATAAGTAATAGTGCAATACATCTCGCAAGTTTATCTGGCATTAGCACAATACCTGATGATATTCCTACAAAATTATCTAAAGTAGGCAGTACAGCCGCAACTTTGATTAACACTTTAAAACCATTAACAAGTATTGCAAATAGTGAAGTAAACGCAGGAGCAATTAATACTAAAGTTGCACAAGCAAGATATGCAATCAGTAATGCTGCAACACATATTGCAAGTTTATCAGGTATCAGTACAATACCTGAAAATATTGGTGAAACCTTAAATCGTGTAAGTACAAGTGCAAGACAAGTAGCAACTGCAGCAACTAACCTAAATACCATACCAGTAGTAACTGCCACTTCCGCGAATATCATGTTAGCCGTAACTGCGATTAAAACTGCGATAATGCAGTTAAACAGTCTTGCAGGAACAACATTAAATGGGGGTATTGGAGCATTGTTAACAAGTGTTACAAATGCTTTAAATCAATTAAAAACCACTTTATATGCAATGAGTGGAGGATTCTATAGTGCGGGAGCGAACATAGGATTATCAATTGTAAATGGCGTGAATACTGGATTAGCACCATTATCTAGCATCACTATCGCTCGTGTAGCCTCAGCAACAAACAGTGCCGTAGGAACTGGAAGAAGTGGAGGGGCAAAAGTAGGTCAAGCAGTAACACAAGGATTCAAACAAAACTTGAAAATGGCTCAAGCAATGAAACAAGAAATGAGTTATGTAACACAAGCAGTAAACAATGGGATAAGTGCAGCTAAAACTGCAGCACGTAATGGGGCACAAGATGTTGTAGCTGAATTTAAAAGAGGTATTGAAACAGGTTCACCTGGGGCTATGGCATGGGCTACTTATGATGAAATGAATTATATTAATGATTTCATAGTATCAGAAGGTAAAAATGTTGTGGCAAGTGCTAAAAGATTAGGGCAAAATATTGTAACTGGTTTTGGCAATCCAAGTTTAAATGTTGGTTTAGGAAGTGTTCCTACTGATTATAATCTTGAACAATTACACGGAATGGGAACATTAACTTCAACTGCACAATGGGGTAAAAGTACACAGAATGTTGAATTACATATTCATGAAGGTGCAGTACAATTAGATACAAGGAACTTAACTACACGTGAAAGTAAGCAAATCATGATTAATGCACTTGAAGGATTAGATGCTGTAACAAATATTAACATAAAAGGAATAGGGGCATAAATAGTATGGGGATGTATAGTGACCTTCGTGAAGGGGCAGAAGCAAGTATTGAAATAGATGGATACCCATTCTACCCTGAAGAAATAACTCCCCAAGAATCATATAATCGTAGAGAATTAAACAGACAATCCATTCTTGGAGGAACTGAAAAAGTAACAAGAGGAAAATATGTTGTAAGAGAATTTAGTTTCACCACCACAATTTATATTCCTGACGGACACCCTGAAACCTACGACACAATCTTCCAAAATATGGTAAGCAAACCATGTGAGATAATAAGCCCTTATATGGGAGGTAAATTTGATGCTGAAGTACATATACAGAAAACTGCAAGTGAAGCATCACCTAACCATCTTGAATTAGAAATCACAGTTAAAGAAATACCAACTGGTGAAAGTATGATACCTAATGATATTTTCATAATACCTGAAGATAAGTTGGAATCTGAAGCGGATCGTATTGCTCGTGAAGCCAAAAACAAAAAATAATGGAGTGTATTTTTCTTGGTAATTAATCATTTCACAGAAGTAGAACAATACAGAATATATCGTGTATTGTTAGAATTGTATAAGACGGATGAAGAAAACTGGGAACAGTACATTCCTTTAAATGGTTCTGATGAGAAAACAGATAATGAAACAAAAGAAACATTAGAAAATACTGCTAACGATGATGAAGATGATAATTTCACGAAAGGATTCACATTACATCAAGGTAAAATCATAGAAACATATTATTATGGTGAATTCACCCATGTGGAATGGGAGTTGGATTATGAAGATATTAATGCTTCAGCAAGTATTAACATACCTGAAATTAAAGATTTAAATCGTTTTTATAAAGGTGTAAGATTAAGTTTGTATTCAGGTGCTGAAAGTTTAGGCAAACATCGTACTTTTAATAAACCTATACGACCTAATTTAACTGGTTTTATTACTGATGAGTCTTTTAATGAAAATGGAATGAGTTTGAAGATTTCTGGAATGAGTAAATTATTAGAACAGAAGTATGAATTTAATTTTACTCAAATGAAAATATCTGAAATCTTAAAAGAAATGATTAAAACAGCAGGTTTAGAACCTGCAGTTGATGCCACAGGTTTAGATGATCAAGTTATTGATTATAGTAATGTCTCATCAGATGGAGAAAGTAGTGGTGTTGATAACAGTAATTTACCTGCAGATGCTTGTAAGTTTGCTAAACAATTAACAAAAGGTAAAAAAGGACAAAGAGCAAAAGCAGAATCAATTTACAATTGGATTAACAGTAATTTTCCTTATAAAGGATATGAAAACAGTCATTACAACGAACAAAATATTTACAGTACTGCTAAAGCAAATATGGGAACACGAATTTTTAATTGTTGCGACCATGCACATTTATCAGTTGTTCTTTTAAGATGTGCTGGTTTAAAAGCAAATTATATTCATGTAACAGGGCATGTTTATACAGTAGTATATATTGACGGACAAAGAGTAATGTTTGACCCTCTCGGATATGGTAGAGGTATGGGTACTGTTGCAAGTGGATTTGCAAAAGATGGGGCGGAATCAGAGAGTATTAACTTCTAAAAGAAAGGTGTGTAAGAATATGACTTATTATGTTTGTAGTGATAAGATAGATAAAAAAGAACAATCTTACATCAATGCAGTAATCTCTGCTCTTAAATCTAAAGGAAAAAATGCTGTAGATGGTGGAATAGGTCCTAACAAGGAAGCATTAAGAAACAGTAAAGGTAGTGGAGACACTATTGTTTTTATTGTAGGTGGTGGAGCTGCAGGTTGTACATTAGCATCATTTGTAAAAAGTGTTGAAGGAAAAACAGATTATGCACATGCCATATTTGGTTATGCTGGATGGACAAGTAATCCTCATGTGAAAGAACAAGCAGCTCGTACAGAAAAACTTGTTCGTGAACATGATTGCAATTTCTTCCGTAGTTGGATGCCATCATATTACGAGGGGCATACAATTTATACATTCTGTGAAAAATACTCACAATATGTGAGTGTTTGTTGTAGTGATAAGTCTGCAGAAGATTTAGGGCAAAAGATAGCTAATGGTACTTGTGGTAAAAGTGGAGATGACTCAAATGAGGGTGGTTCTGCTTCAACTATTAAAGATGCTATTAAAGAAGTGCTCGCTTATTGGGATGCTGAAGCAGAATGTTATATTAGAGATAACAAAATGTTTATTCATAAAATCAAACCTCCTGCAAAAGGAGCATTGCAAGGATTTACAGATACAGATGGAGTAACAACTTATTTTGAAGTTGCATTACGGTCTGGTGTGAATATACAACAAGATAGTGTTCAGATTAAGGATTATAATCCTGACACGGTTAATATGTTAACTGTACATTCTACGGTTATGGAGGATATTGTTTATCGTAATGAAAAACTTATTGAGCGTTTTGGTGAAAAACCTCAAGAGTTAGATGCTGTTAAGAAAGTACAAGTTGTTGAAACAGTTGAAACTCCTGCAACAGACACAACAACTACTGATACTGGGAGTGTTGATGATGCAACAGTAACTGAACCTGAAACCACTACTACATCCACCACAAAAACGGAGGAAGTTCCTTGTGAAACTCCTGAAGAAGTAAGAAGTTTCGCAGACCGTGAATGGGCAAAAATAAAAAGAGAAAACGGACACAGTATAGAATTAACCACGGTAGGGTTAACTACATGGAGTGAAGGTTGGTGGGTTAAAGTATATATTCCAGAATTCGATGTTGATGATTATATGTATATTACAAAGGTTTCACAATCTTATGATGGTGAATTAAAAACTAATATAACTCTTGTTGATTATCCTCCAGGTTTTGGTGAGTTGAAAGAACAAGAAACCTCCAATGATGAGGGAACAGTAGAAACAAGTACGGAGGCAACAACATGAAGTCAAGCAACATAACCGTAACTGATGGTAGATTAATGAGAGCATTAAACAATGCTACACAGGCAATAGCAAACAATACAAGTTTATCTGGAAATAACACTCAAAAAGATAATGAATTACATGTGGGGAAGTTAACAAGGTTTTTTTATGAAACACAAGAAGCAGAAGTTAAATTAACTGAAAAAACAGTTACTTGTAAGTTAACAAGACCTACTGAAGGTTCTGTTAATATTTTCTTCACTCCTTTCGCAGAGTTGGAATGGGATGAAACTTTAAGAAAAACTTATTTCAAACCTTATGAAGACATAAGGTGTGTTGTTGCAAAAATTAACAACAAATATTATGTTATTAGTTATTTCCAAAATGATAAAATCACTCCGCCATCTATCGCTACAGGAGGTTCATTATACCTGCAAGGTTACACAACAAGTCTCCAAATAAATGGGGATAATGGAGGTATTTATTTTAACACTCCAAAAATTGTTTATAAAGATTGGATGACTCCTGAACAACGAAATACCGTGCAAACAAGTGATTTAACCGAAGAGAATTTAACAAACAAAGATTATTATACAAAGGATGAAATTTATACTAAATCTGAAGTAGATGAGTTAATAAAAGAGTTAAAAGAAGAATTAGGTTTAAAAGAGGGAGGATAATGTATGTTGCCTTGCGATTTTGATGATGATGACCATCGTTTTTACCAAACATTAAATGAAGACATCCTATTAAAACCTAATAAATGGAATGAATGGGACATGCAATTCCACGAGGGAGATGTTGTAAATGTTACGGGACATGATAGTCTACATAATGCTATTTGCATAGCAATAATGACAAGATATCAAGAACTTAAACATAATCCATTATATTCGGATTTTGGTTGCCGTATACATGAATTAATCAAAGCTAACAAATCAGAAATGGTGAAATATAAAATAGAATTGTTTGTTCAAGATGTACTCAGGAATATGCGTCGTGTACGTAAAATTAATTGGATTGAAATAACTGAAAAATACTCCGAACCGTACAATTATAAGGTAACTTGGAGTGTTAATAGTATTAGTGATGAAACTATTGAAGGAGAAGTAAGCATATGACATACCAACAAAGATATTACAAAGAAATATTCTTTGAAGCATTACAAAATGCATTAAATGAAGGTTTAATCAGCCATTCTGCCCAATTTATTAAATATATTGAAAATAAACAAGATATAAGTAATTTCTATGCAATGATATTGAGTATTCATTCAGAAGTTTTTGAAAAAGTATATTCTGACATGACTGAAGTATATAACTCTTTTAAAATCAATAGTGCAACAGGAATTGATTTAGATGATATTGGGGACATATTAGGTTGTCCTAGACCACAAGCAACATATGCTGGTGCGGAAATAACATTTAAATTACCTAAAGTATATCCCAATCTTACTATTGAAGGTGCAGGAATAGAAGTAACTAGCCCTAACGGAATTACATATAAGACTGTTGAAGATTTGAAGTTTCCAGCAGGTGAAACTGTTTGCACAGTCTTTGCATATGCAACAAAAGCAGGTCCTCAATATGGTGTTGATGAAAACCAATTAACAAAAATCATATCCAGTTTGAAAAATATTGACTCAATAAGTTGCACTAACATTAACCCTAGTACTGGGGGCACAAATGTTTATAATGACAACCAATATCGTGAATTATTACAACATTGGTTTGAAATTAATCAAAAAGGGAATTACTGGGCATATGTGAATTATTTCAGCCGTACTGATGCTGTGGAAGGATATAAATTAATCCCAAACTGGGACGGCACAGGAACTTTAAAAATTATAATTGACCCTGGAGATAGTTTTTTATTAAATCAGATTTATGACGAGTTAACCAAAGAGATTACTCAAGTTACAGAAGATATTGTGTTGATGGGTCCTGTTTTAAAACCTATTGATATTTATATTAATGCTAATGTTGATATAGACCGTGTTAACCCTTTTAGCCTTGATGAAAAAGCAGAAATACAAGGAAAAATCAAACAAGCGGTAATTGATTATATGGATCTATTAAAAATTGGTGAAGATTTCATACCTCATAAATGTAGTGTTTATATTGATAGGGATGTTCCAGAATTACAAGATATTAATTTCCAATATCCTACAGGACCTGTTGTTATTTCTGATGAAGAACAATGCAGTCCTGGAGATATTCAAATAATAATGGAGTAAAAAAAGGGATATTTATGCCTTATAAGAGTTTTGAATCATTATTAAGTAAATTCCCTTATTTTTTGAATAAGAATTGGGATAGTAATTTCAGTAAATCTGAACGTGTTTTTAATAGTGAGTTCAAAAAAGTATACAATAATTTATATGATGTTTATCTTGCAGCTAAATTAAAAAAACATGTTCTTATTTGGAAGGAACAAAATTCGGGTTATAATTATGATATGTATTTTGCTGTTAGTTTCCCTAATTTGAAAAGTGTTTGTATTACTGAACATTATATAGGATTAGTTAGTCAGGAAGTTGTTTTAGATGATGGTTCTATTAAAATTAATGAAAGTATGCAAGAAATCAGCAAAGACATATATACTGAAACATTTAATTATGATGATTTTGTTAATCATTTTGAATATTTACACTCCAACACATCACAAACAATAATCCCAACAGAAAAATACACGATAACAATTGAAACATGGGATGAATACACTACAACAAAAGGATTTCCAGAAAACCCTATTATTGTTGGTGATGAATATGACCATGATTACTCTCTAGATGCATTTGGTGAATATTTCAGATGTCCTCGTAGAACATACAATGAAGTAAAAACATCACAATACTCAGACACAATACCTGCTTATGACAATCAGGTTACAGAAGATGACTATCATTACATGCAAAGATTACTGTATTATGCAACACATTTGAATGACACTCCATTGCCTATCCTTGAGATCTTCAAATTATTCAGTATAACAGATGCACAATTATTAAACCGCGAACGATTATTATGTCGCATGATTGACATAACAAGACATTCTAAAGACGGAGTATATAATAGAACTTGGAAACCTCAACGATGGGAGCATAAAGATAAATGGTGTAATGGATTACAAGAAAACCTATTTTTATTTGCAAATGCTAATAACAACAATCCTATTCAAGGACAAAAGTTCGTATTTGATTTTAAAGTTTTAAACAGTTTGGGTGAAGAAGTTTACAATACTAATAGTTATAATCTTATTGAAGAAACTGTTATAGATGAAACAGAAAAATCTTGGATTATTATACCTTATATTAATAATGAAGTTGTAGCTGATTTAATTTTAGATTCACAGAAAAAATGGAGTTTAACAACAAAAGACATAAACGAAGAAGACACACTGTTTATTTTCAAATGCTTTTCCACAATTGAAGAAGCACAACAAGACATATTGGAAAATAACGGAAAATTTAAAGCTAATCCTGATGATTTGATATCTGAAGAAATACTTATACATGTAATGGGTTGTAATCATGCAGATTACTATGTATCGGAAGATGGAAATGATGATAATGATGGTGTAACTAAAGAAACTGCATTTAAAACTGTGAATAAAGCTTTAAATATGGTTGAAGGAGAAAAAAATATTATTTCTTTACTTGATGGCGAACATCATTTAAACACGGCTTTAATCACTCAAAACACTACAATATTAGCATGCCCACAATTTACACCAACACTTCTTTGCGATAACTTTACTTTTTTCCGCATAAGTCAAGATACACAATTAACATTACAAAACATTGACTTAAAATCAAAGTGTTGTAAAATGCATGCTGATTATACTGTATTTAAAAACAATAATAATCTTAATTATCCTTTAAATGTTCGTGTGGCTGGTAAATTCTGTTTAATTAGTACAAGTATTGTTTTAGATAGTACAGTTGTTGATGAGTGGATTGTGTTACATGATTATATGATAAAGGGGCATTTGGTGAAAAGTGATGGGGAATCTCCTGATGAATACACTACACAATATAATGATAGTAGTTGTGTTGAAGAGGATACTTTGAACAGTAATAAGAGTAAAAATAGTTTAACTGGTGAGAAAGTACAATTACTTAAAAATAGAACGGTTGTTAGTGAAACAACTGTTGATAAAGAAGGATTGTTTACTTTCACACTTAATAGTGGAGGGGTTATTGGTTCTGATAATTATCAGGTAGTGCATGATGAAACAGAATTGTTTTGTAATTCCACATCAGAAAATATAACCCGAAATGTTGTGAAAACCACTCCTAAACTGATTTTAGAAACTGATTTATTCTATACAGGTGTTAATAAAGATTTACAAATTCCTTTTAAAGTTAAAATGGATACGGATACTGAAATAACTGGCGAACAATTAAGAGTAACATTAAACAATGATGATAGTGAGATTGATGAAGCATTTATTGCCTTTGATGCAGATAATACTGCCGATGGCGTGTTAAGTTTCACATCAGCAACAACAGGAACAAATACTCTTGAAATTAATGTTGAAGGTAATACTTATATTAATACTATAAGTAGAAATATTCAAGTAATTGTTGAAAATATTACTCGTGAACTTGTAGATGGTGCAACCACATTAAATGATGGTTTCTATTTTGTGGAAACATTACCTGAAGACCTTACAGAATATAATACTGACGATGTACTTGTAACACTTGATAATACTGGTGAACACATGTTATATATTACAGATGCTGAAAATGATGATGCCACACCAACTAGTGATGATGATGAAGTGTGGATTAACACAACGGATAGTATTAATCAGTTAATTCGTGATAAACGAACAGAGGAATAAAAAGTATGATTAATAATAATTGTAAATATGCAAGAAGCAAATACAACTACACACCCTCAGACTATGACTTGATTTTTGATTATACAAGCATACCTGCAAATATCCGTATGGAAGATGCAAGTAACTTAAGTAAACGATTACAACAATGCATGCCTTTATCAAAAATAATCCATTTAAATTTAGAAACAGATTTAAAAAAATGTTCTCATCAAGTTATAATGCATACAAGTATGCAATTAACAGTTGATGATAAGTTAATTGAAGTTGTGATAAAATGATAAGTATACAAGGCAAATATTGCTTCACACAAAAAAATAAAGTAATTTTAGAAGGGAATAACCTAATAACTTTATTAGGTGAATCCTTTTTCATGAACAGGTGGATTAACAACGAGTTTGAACCAGTAACATCTATTGTATTAGGAAAAGGAACTGGAAGGCCGAGGAAAACAGATACTAAATTAGGTAAATTAAGTGTAACTAAAGAATGCACTACTGCAGTAGATTTAGTAAATAAAAGATTAAGGTTAACTGCAAATTTCAATGCTTCAGAAGTATTAAACACTTCAGAAATTGGTGTAAGCAATGGTAATATATTAATAAGCCATGATATCTATGAAAAAATTTCAGAATCAGTATTGCAGAATGATACTATAAGTAATATTCATTTAACATATGATTTTAACTTAGTAACTGGAGGAATAAGAGGAAATTGGATGCCTACAAAAGCAAACTCTCAAATATTCTATATTTACGAACCTACTGCTGTAGTCGGAGTAGTTGAAGCAAATTCTGGAAATGGATATGCTAAAAAGGATAGTGTCGAAGAATTAACCGGAAATCCAGGAACCTATTATTATAGTGCAAATAGTAAAAACTTGTACATACATCCTACAAATAATGAAACACCTGGAGATAATGAAATAATTGTTCAAACAAAATAAAAGAGTTGATAATATATGAAAGAATGCCCACCAGTTTATAAAAATCTTGGTTTAATGAGTTTTGATGAACAAAGAGAAGTAACTGTGCAAATGTTGCGTCAAATATGTAAAAATGATGAATGGTTAAAACAAAACCTTGAAAAAATTGAATATCTCACTCCAGCAGCTATTAGAAAAAGATTCACACCAATCCCTGTTGATAAAAGTAATAGTTATGGTTATAAAATCACATCTGATAATAATGTGATTTTTGATACTGCTACTGATAAAGAAGTGCAAGTAAACTTTGAAGATGACAGCCTTATTGATTTAAGTAAAACAACTTGTTTAATTGAAGCTATAGAACAAGATGGTAAAATTATACATCAAGCAAAAGTTCCACAACTAGTTAATTCCACTATTGATAAATCCACGAGAAATTACAGCCCCTGGGCTGTTAAAGATTCCTCAGGGAATATTATTGGTGGGGATATGACTGCAAATGAACATTGGTATATTGGTTTTGACCGAAATAGACATTATGAAACAAGACCTAACTGGTTAGAAAACCAATTAAACAATGAAATACCAAGTATTGGAAGAGCACAAACATTTAAAGCAAAGAAAACTGGTTTACTTGAATCCATCGTACTGAATATAAAAGCAAGCGCTGGTGAAGATAAATATAATACTGCATCACCTTTAATCGTACAAATAAGAAAAACAATAAATAAAGATGGAGTATTATATCCTGAAGAATTGGCTTGCGGGTATGATGGAAAATATACTGTACTCGCTCAACAGGAAGTAAGATTCCAAAACAGTAGCCCTGACATTGCAAGTATATTATTTGACCACCCATGCACTGTTAAAAAAGGTGAAACATACGCAATAGTCTTACTATCGCCATTATCCCACTATAGTCACTGCTATTGGTTAGGAGGCTGGAACAAACACTGCCATGCAGATGTATACACAGATGGAAATGCATTTTACACATTCAACAATGGTATGACCTGGATACGGTATGGGAAAGATGATGATGTTGAATATCATCAGGGAAAATATGCTCCACAAGATTTTGCATTCCAAGCTCATATTCGTGAGTTTAAAACTGGTTATGATAAAAATAAAGATTATTGGTTGTATTTATCACCTATTTTTAGCAATCCTATTAAATCAATATTCATTTCTGCTGATGACACGGGTGATGTAAATGATCAAAAACTTCAATGTGAATATCAGGTCAGTAATAATGGTAGAGATTGGATTACTGTAGGAGATAGCCACAAAGTTGATTTTGATAGTAACAATCTTCGTAATGTTGTTTTTGTCCGTGCAAGATTGAAAACAACCGTGGATAATGCTTCACCATTAATTGAAAATATTACTATTTATTTAAGTACTGATATTCCAGATGAAATGTATGTCCGTACACATTATTATCACCCAAAAACTGCAGCTATGCTTGGAGCTAATGTTTGGGGTCGTGTAAATGCACCATTTAATGTTGAACCAACAGTTACATGCACTGCAGAGATAATAAGGGATAAAGAAGTAACCGAACATTTCATTATCATTGAACCAAAAGATGTTGAAAATTTCACTTGGATTGAGGGCATATCTGAAGATAAATTTAAAAACATTTCAAATAATAAAGCTCATGCTTATCTTAAAGAGAATCAATCTATTATTGAATTATTAAAGCAACAACAAGTATATGTTACAGGATTCACTGATAATGCTGGAGTTTATCAAGAAGGTTTCTTTGACAGATTATATTTTGTTTCCAGTCCCGCTTATCCTATGTTAAATTGTAGCTTACAACCAAATACTGGAGAAACAGTAGTTTACGGTGAATGGTATGATTATCATGTTGATTATGATAATGATGAATTAATATTTTATGATGATGTTTTAAAAAACATGCCTACAGGTACATTTAATATTGTTTATAATCCATTGTTTATTGACCGTTTAAATGATAGTGAAATGCCATTAATATTAGATTATTTCAAAGAAACAATTGAAGTAACTGAAACACATTTAGAATCAAGAAGAATACCTTTAAGAACTGCACCAGTAGACCCAATCCGTAAAGTAGTTTTAAATCCATCATCAGATAACACTGAACTAATAGAAGATGTTGATTTCACAATCGATTATAATACTCATGAATTAGTCTTTGACATAATAAACAATAATGATAAATCAACATTACTTAAATTGAATGATATTATTACAATTGTTTACACACCAAACCTTGATGATTCAGGGATAAGTGTAGGATATTACGCTAAAAGAGAAAATATTCGTAAGCAATGTTATATTAAACCGAATTATATTGAGTACAAAACATAAAAAGGTGAAATTAAAATGGATATTGAATCAGAAGTATACTACAAAGACAATAATGGTGAAGTAATTGGGGCAAATGTCTTAATCTACAATGACACTGAAGATATTGTAGAAAAAATCGTGATAGTTGAAGACAAATGTTTTCAAAACTTAAAAGACAAAATAGACAATTTAAACTCAGTTTACTTGTCAAAAGAAGATTTAATTGAAATATTGGCAAATACAAAAGAAGATGTTGCTATTAATGCAACAACATTAAGCAATCTTAAAAGCAGTGATGTAGCATTAAGAGAACATACTCATACAGAATATGCTCCAAAATATCATGTAGGAACTACAGAAAAATATGGTTTAGGCAGTACAAATGAATATGGGCACTGTAAAACTAGAGATAACTTAACAGCTCAAGCATATGTTAAAGGAGAAGCTTTATCAGCATATCAAGGACAATTACTTAATAATAGACTCTCAACTATTGAATCATCAAGTTCACAATTACAAGAAGCATATACAAAAAATAGTATGAGAATTAAAATTGGAAGATGGAGTGACAATGCTGGTGAAAATGGAACAAAAATAGAAGTAAATTATAAATCCGATGGAATTTATGCAAAGTTATATTGTGATAAATCTGATTTTAACTATACCGATAAAGAAGTAGTTCTAGTAATCAATGGTATTCCGTACATTCGTAAAATTAATGAAACAGGAAAATCTGAAAGATTAGGAATTCTGTTAGAGCGAGGAACTTATGTTCTCACAGCATTTATTAGTGGTTATGAAGGATTAAATCCTGCAACAGACATGAAAATCATAAAAGTAATTTAAACACTATTATTAAGTTAAAATAGGAAAATATGATGGGGGGGATGATTAATGTGATCACATTACAATTTGAAATACAACAACAATCTTTAAAAAGAACAGACCATGAATTCCTTGTTAACAAATCTAAAAATATAATACGAGCATATTTTAAATTTTCAGGAGAATTATGGGAAGAGAATAGTGAAAAATATGTTATTTTTAAAGATAGTTGGAATAACAAAACTCGTATACATTTAGATGAAAATTCCTGCAAAATACCAGATAATGTTCTGGAAGGCGATTTTTTTAAACTTGCAATATATGCAGGAGATCGTATCACCACCAATTATATAATCGTACCATTATCAAACACTATTTCACCTCAAAAAAGCAATACTCCAATTTCTGAAAATATTAATATTTTTAATAGTATTTTTGAAAGCTTAAGAAAAAAATATGATGATCTTGTTCTTGAAGATAACAAATTATATTGTTATAGTCAAGGAGAAATCTTGAAAATCTTATCTTTTGAGGATTTAATTTTGAATAATTATTATACTAAAAATTATATTGATAATGAACTGTCTAAGAAATATGATGATTTTAATTACGATAATGGGAGCATTATATGTTTTAGTAATGGTGAAGTGAAAAAACGAGTACCTATTCTATCTGTTGAGAATTATTATTCGAAAGCAGAAATTGATGAAAAAATCAATGAAATCAACAATAAATTAAAAGATTGTATTGTTGATGGAGAAATAACCTCGGATAATGAGGGAATCTATCTTATATTTAATTAAAAAAAAATAAAAGAGGTTTATATTATGACTATATCTGTAAATATTTTACCTAAATTAAAAGAATGGTTTATTGAAAAAGGAAACTTAATAACTACATGGTCTAGTACTGCATCAGATACTAAAGTAGCATCTGAAAAACTTGTAAAAAACAGTCTTGATGGGAAAATTGATAAAACAAGCATTAAAACAGCAGTCAATAGTGATTTAACTAATGATGATGTTGTTGGTGGTAAAGCCGTCTACGATGAAATAAAAAAAGTAGAAGCAGGTATTCCTACAGGAATGAAGCATTCCGACATTACTGACTGGGATACTGCAACTGGGGGATTCGAGAAATCTGCAAACAAAGCAACAAGTTTATCATCCCCAAGTGATAATAAATACCCAACCACCAAAGCAGTAAGTGATGGATTAGCAACTGCAAAAACCAATGCAGATAGTACTTATGCGACAAAAACAGAATTAACCGATGGATTAAACACTAAATTGAATAATAGTGTAAAAACTACAGAATTAAGTAACACATCATCTGATACTCAAATACCTTCTGCCAAAGCAGTATACGACCTATACTCAACTATTCCAAAATGGAATGTTCAGGTAGTCGCATCAGTCGCAGAATTGCCAACAACTGGAACAATTGGAACTATATATCTCATTAAAGGTGATGGTAAAGATAAAAACAATTATGACGAATATTTCTGGAATGATGCATCTGATGCTCCAGGTTATGAAAAATTTGGAGGAATTGAC